AACGGATGACGCGGGCGGCTGCAGCGCGAGAGCTGGGTATCGACAAGTCGACACTCACGCGCTGGGTCCAGAAGCATCCTGCTCTGGTGGGGGATGACGGGCTGGTCGATCTGGCCGAGCTGCGCGAGCATCGCGATGCGGTGGTCAATCCGAAAATGCAGACCAGGGGCGGCGGCGCGGGGACGCCGAGCCAGTCTGCCAGCCCGCGGTCGGGCGGTGCGGCGGCGGTGAACGATCACCGTGCGCGGGGCGAGGCCGCAAAGGCGATCACCGCCGAGCTGGACCTGGCCGACCGGCTGAAAATGACGCTGGTCCGGGCCGATGTCGAAAGCCAGATCGCCCAGGCGGGCGAGGTGCTGAAGCGGACGGCGGCCGAGCTGGCGAAGGACCGCGCCGAGGCTCTGGCCCGGATCGAGGACCCGCGGGCGATGGAGCGGGCGCTGGACGATCTGATGCGCAAGCTCCTCGATCAGGGGGCGACGGCGCTGATCCTGGCGATCGGCTCTGCCGCCGGAACCGATGAGCCAGAGAGCGATGCAGCTTGAGGCGCTGGACCTGTGCCACCCGGCACGGTCCGTCATCTTCCGGGCGCTGGCCCTGGCGATCCGGCCGCCGCAGCGGATGAGCCCGTCGGAATGGGCGGCGGAACGGCGGTATGTCTCGGCCGAAAGCGGATCGCGGTACACCGGGAAGTGGCGCCATGACCGGGCCCCGCATCTGGTCGAGATCATGGATGCGCTGGGACCCAATGACCCGGCCGAGGATGTGGTCTTTGTCAAATCCGCCCAGGTTGGCGGGTCAGAGGTGGGTATCAACCTGTTCGGCTATGTCGTCGAGCAGGATCCCGGCCCGATCATGATGGTGCTGCCGAGCCATGACGAGGCGACAAAATATGTCCGCGTCAAACTGCAGCCGACCATCGACGAGACGCCGACGCTGCGCAGCCGGGTGCTGGAGATGACCACCAGGACCGAGCGCGGCAGCACGGCCAGTTACAAGCGGTTCCGCGGCGGCTTCGCCCAGGTCACCTTCGCCGGATCGTCGAAGGGCCTGCAGATGCTGTCCGCCCGCTATACGGTGGGCGACGAGGTCAGCGAATGGCCGGCCGAAGCGGGGGAGCGGGGCGACCCTGTCACCCAGCTGAAGGCGCGGACCGAGATTTACGAGCGCGACCGCAAGCGGCTGTGGGTCTCGACCCCGGCGATGCTGGGCAGTTGCCGGATCACGTCGGATTTCGCCCGCAGCGACCAGCGCCGATACTATGTGCCCTGCCCGCATTGCGGGGCTTTCCAGGTGCTGCGCTTCGAGCGGATGAAGTGGCAGAGCGAAGAGTGGCCGCATCGCGCCTGGTTCGAATGCGCGGCGAATGGCTGTGTGATCGAGCATATCGACAAGCATGCGATGATGCAGGCCGGGGTCTGGATCGCCACAGCGGGGGAGGACGGTCCGGGCGATGTGATCCAGCCCGAGGACCTGGACGGCTGGCGGTCCCGAGAGTTACCGACCCGCGTGCGCGGGTTTCACATCTGGCGGGCCTGCAGCCTGTTTTCCAGCTGGGACGCCATCGTCGGCGAATATCTGGATGCCAAGGCGCGCGGCCATGACCGGCTGAAGGTGTTTTCGCAGCAGGTCCTGGGTGAGGCCTGGGAAGACAAGGGCGATGCGCCGGATGCCGAGCAGCTGCACAAGTCGCGGGTTGTGGGGCTGATGCGCGGCACGCTGGCGCGGCCGGGTCCGGTTGTCCTGACCGGTGCCACGGATGTGCAGGGAGACCGGCTGGAATGGGCGGTCTGGGGCTGGTCGGAGGGAATGACCCGCTGGCTGGTCGACTGGGGAGTGATCCCCGGCGATCCGAACGATGCGGGCAGCTGGGTGGCGCATACAGCCATGATGGAGGCCCGCCGCTTTGCGGTTGGCGGGGCCGAAATCGGAGTGGATGCCTGGGCGATCGACACCGGCTATGCCAGCCATGCGGTCTACAATTACGCGCGGTCGCGCCCCGGCGTGTTCGCGATCGACGGCCGCGAGGGGCGCAATGTCCGCACCGACCCGTTCATCGGCACGCCGAAGCGGGTGGATGTGAAATGGTCCGGCAAGATCATCCGCAAGGGGGTCATGCTCTGGCCGGTGGGCAACTTCGCGCTGAAATCCGATCTCTATTCGGCGGTCAGGAAGGCGATCCATCATGCAGAGGCGGCGTCGGCCGATGCGGGAACGGCAGTGCCGTGGTCGCCCGGCTCGATGATTCTGCCGGGCGATGTCGATCTGGCCTATGCCGAACAGCTGACCTCGGAGCATCTGAGCGAGGTCGAAGTCAAGTCTGGCCTGATCGTCCGGCGCTGGAAGAAACTGAGCGGACGGCCGAACGAGGCGCTGGACATCGCCTGCTATGCCAGGGCGATGGCGGCACATCTGCGGCTGGACCGGCTGACGGCCGAGCAATGGGCGGCGCTGCGGGCTGAACGGTTCGGCCTGCCGGAGCAGGCCGACGACCGCCAGTCCGATCTGTTCGAGGGGCCGATCGCGCCTGTCGTCGCCGCGGAACCTGCCCGCGAGGAACCCGCCGCCCCTGCCGGGGCGGCCCAGAGAGGCCGCCGGGTGCGGGGCCGTGTGAGGTGACCGGAACATGATCGACTATGCCGCGCGGCTTGCCCTGGTGCAGGCGGCGATCACCGCGCTGCTGTCCGGCGGGATGCAGAGCTATGAAATCGAGGGCCAGAAGGTGACGAAACTTGACCTTCCCACCCTGACAGCCGAGGAATCGCGGCTGGTGGCCAAGATCAGGCGGCAGTCGGCAGGTGGTCGCGGGGCCTTCCGCACCGTGGTGCCGCGGTGAAGCCGGCCAGCCGCCGCCCGAAGCTGCCGCTGCAGCTGAACGCGCTGGACCGCGCCATCGGGTTCTTCTCGCCGCAGCGGGCGGTCCTGCGCGGCGCAGCCCGCTATGTGCTGTCGGCGGCATCCGGTTTTGCTGCCGCCCGCCGGGATCGCAACGCGACCAGGGGTTGGGAGGCCCGCGCCGGGGCTAGCGCGGATTATGACACGCTGCCCGATCTCGATCTTCTGCGGGCCCGGTCGCGCGACCTGGTCCGCAACGATCCGCTGGCACAGAGCGCGGTGGCGACCAAGGTGGCCAGTGTCATCGGTGCAGGGCATGTGCTGCGCCCCGAGGTGGATGCGCGGCGGCTGGGGCTGACCCCTGACGAGGCCGAGGCCTGGGAGACGGAGGCACTGGACATCTGGACCGACTGGGCCTGGAGCGCGGATTGCGACGTGACGCGCACCCAGACCTTTGCCGAGCTGGAGGATCTGGTCTACCGGTCGCGCCTGCTGTCGGGCGATGTGTTCGTGGTGCGGCGGTTCAAGCCGCGCAAGGGGCGGCTGCTGGCGACGGCGGTGCAGGTGATCGAGGCGGACCGGCTGTCCAACCCGCATTGGGTCGCCGATTCCGCCACGCTGGCGGGCGGTGTCGAGATGGATGCCGACGGCGCGCCGGTTGCCTATCATTTCGCGGACCGGCATGTGCTGGACCGGCACCTGTCGGGTGCGGTGACCTGGACGCGGGTTCCGGCATTCGATCCCGCCGGGCGCAGGCTGGTGCTGCATATCCACGGCGCGCGGTGGCGGCCGGACATGACGCGCTATGCACCGATGCTGGCCCCGGTGATCGAGGCCCTGAAACAGCGGTCGCGCTATTCCGAGGCCGAGCTGATGGCGGCGGTGATTTCCGCATGTTTCGCCATCGGCATGAAATCGGATGAGGGTGATCTGTCCGAGGCGCTGGCCAAGGTGGCGACCGGCGGTCAGGCGCAGGCCCCGAAGGGCGAAATCCGGCTGGATGAGCCCGGCATGGTCTTCGACCTGATGCCGGGCGAGGAGGTGATGAATTTTCAGCCGGGTCGACCGAATCCGCAATTCGGCCCCTTCGTCGATGCGATCAGCCGCGAGGTGGGTGCGGGCACCGATCTTCCGCAGGAAATGTTGGTCAAGCAGTTCCAGGCCAGCTACTCGGCCAGCCGCGCGGCGCTGGAAATGGCCTGGCTGTTCCTGCGCGCCGATCGCGAGCTGCATGTGACGCAGTTCTGCGCGCCGATCTACGAGGATGTCATCACCGAGGCGGTGGCACGGGGCCTGCTGAAAGCGCCTGGCCTGCTGACCGATCCTCTGCGCCGTCAGGCCTGGCTGGGCGGGGTATGGATGGGTCCGGCCCGCCCGACGCTGGACCCGGTCAAGGATGCGACCGCCGACCAGATGTATCTGGACATGGGCGTCACCAGCCTGACCAGGGTCGCGGCAGAGCGGTTCGGGGTGGATTATCGCACGGTCCGCGCCCGCCGCGCGCTGGACGGCACCGACGATCGCGAGGCTGCGGCGCGAAGGGCCGCTGCCCCGGCTGCCCCGGCAGTAACGCCGGACGATGATACCGATTCCGACGACGAGGAGAAACCCGATGCTGGTTGACCGGTCCTCCCGCGTCTGGGCGATGCGGCGCGACGATGTGGTGTCCGCCCATGCGATCCAGATGCGGGCCGAGCATTTCGATTCCGCCACTCCGAAATCGCTGATCAGCGGCGACTGGCTGGAGGGGTCGGATTTCGCCCGCGTCGTCGACGGCGTGGCGATCATCCCGGTCTATGGCCCACTGATGCGGTCGTTCAGCTGGTGGGCCTGGTCCTATGAAGAGGTGGCCCGCGATCTGGCGCTGGCCGAGAATTCGGGGCTGGTCCGGCAGATCGTTCTGGACATCGACAGCCCCGGCGGACTGGTGGCCGGTTGCAGCGATTGCGCGGCGCTGATCCGGGCCTGCAGCAAACCTGTCAACGCCTTTGTCGGCGGCATGGCGGCCTCGGCGGCCTATTGGCTGGCCAGCGCGACGGGACATGTGACAGTCGGATCGGGTGCCGTCCTGGGATCGGTCGGGGCCGTGATCGAATATGTCGATATCGAGCCGATGTTCGAGAAAATGGGTGCGCGGATCATCCGGGTGGTGGCCGAGCAAAGCCCGAACAAGCGGCTGGACCCCGAAAGCCCCGAAGGCAGGGCTGAGTTGCAGGCGCTGGTTGACGCAGCCGGTGCCGAATTCGTCACGGGCGTGGCCGAGGGGCGTGGGGTCGACGAAGCCACGGTGCTGGCCGATTTCGGGCAGGGCCTGGTCTTCGACGGTGCCGAGGCGATCCGCCGCGGCATGGCAGATGCCCGCGGCACCCTGTCTTTCCTGATCGCGGAACTGGCGGACCGCGGCGTTCAACCCCCTGCGGCCCCCGCCCCCGCAGCACAGGAGAAACCCATGGATTGGGCAAATATCACCCTGGCCGCGCTGCGGGAGCATCGGCCGGACCTTGTCACCTCGATCGAGACGGCGGCCACGGCCACGGCCACGGCCGCCCAGGCGACCGCGGTTGAGGCGGCGGCCACGGCCGAGCGCGAGCGCATCCTCGGGATCGAGGAGATAGACGCGGGCGGCCATGACGATCTGGTTGCCGCCGCCAAGGCGGACGGGAAGACCACCCCGGCCGAATTGGCTCTGGCGATCATGAAGGTCGAGAAGGCGGCCGGAGCGAGCCTGCTGCAGGCCCGGACCGAGGCCGACGCCGGTGCCGCCGTTCCCCCGGCCCGGCCGAAGAACACCGGCGCCGCCGCCACCGGCACGCCGGAGGAGCAGGCCAAGGCGGCCTGGGACAAGGACCCCGCCCTGCAGGCCGAATTCGGCGGCGATTTCGACAGTTATGCGGCCTTCTGCAAGGCCGAGGCATCCGGCTCCGCGCGCGTCCTGAAGCGCGCGGGCTGATCCGCAACCCCTGACATCGGAGACAAGACCATGACGACGAGAGCGTCTGATATCGTGCGCGACCTGCAGCTCGGCGATATCGAGGAGTATCCGGCCATCGCGGCCGACATCATCTACCAGGGATCGGCCGTGGGCGAGAATGGCTCGGGCTATTCCCGTCCGCTGGTGGCCGGCGACGTGTTCCAGGGGTTCGCCCTTGAACAGTGCGACAATTCGGCCGGGTCCGCCGGGGACAAGCGGGTCAAGGTCCGCAGCCGGGGCCGCATCGTGCTGCCGATCGCGTCCATCGCGATCACCGCGAACGACCGGCCCCCGGTCTATGCGTCGGACGACGACACCTTCACCCTGACCGCGTCGACGAACAGCCTGATCGGCTATGTCAGCCGCTGGGTGTCGACCGGTGTCGCTGTGGTGGAATTCGACGCTGCGCTGGTGCGCGCGGCGCTGCAAGCCTGAGAGGAGACATCATGAGAGGGCTTTCTTCGCGCGCCATCATCGGGCGCTTCTACAACCGGCTGGAGGTGATGACCTCGGCCAGCTGGATCGAGGGCATTTCGATGCTGTTCACCTCGGACCAGGAATCCGAGACCTACAAATGGCTGGGCATGACCCCGGCCATGCGGGAATGGATCGGCGGGCGTCACGCCAAGGGGCTGGCCGAAAACGGCACCACCATCCAGAACAAGCTGTTCGAGGCCACGCTGGAAATCCCGCTGGACTGGATGCGCCGCGACAAGACGGGGCAGATCAATGTCCGCGTCGACGAAATGGCCGGGCGCACGGTCACGCACTGGCAGAGCCTGCTGTCCGCGCTGATCGCCTCGGGGGAATCGGCCATCTGCTACGATGGCCAGTACTTCTTTGACACCGATCACGCGCAGGGCAACAGCGGCAGCCAGTCGAACGACATCACCGTCAACATTTCGGCCGTGCCCGCCACGCTGCACGGCGTGGCCACCCTGCCATCGCCCGAGGAAATCCGGGCGATGGTCTTTGCCGGGGTCGAGAAAATCCTTGGCTTCAAGGATGACCAGGGCGAGCCGATGAACGAACTGGCCCGCAAGTTCCTGGTCATGGTGCCGCTGGGCTGGATGACGGCTGTCGTCGCGGCGCTGCGCAATCCCGTTGTCGGCGGGGATACCAACACGGTGACCAGCCTCGATGGCTATACGTTCGAGGTTGCGGTCAACCCGCGGCTGGCCTGGACCGACAAGCTGGCGGTCTTCCGCGCGGACGGATCGACCAAGCCCTTCATCCGGCAGGAAGAGTTCGGCGTGCAGGTCGATGCCGTGGCCGAGGGGTCCGAGCTGGAGTTCAACGAGCGGATGCACCACTACGGTGTTTCCGCATCGCGGAACGTCGGCTTTGGCTACTGGCAGCAGGCCTGCCTGGTGCAGGCGGTCTGATCGTGGATCGTCTCAGGGTTGTCGCGCCGCAAGGCGCGACCATCCGGGGGCCCGCGATCATCGCGCTGTCCCTGGACCAGCATCGCCGCCGGGCGCATGTCCTGCTGGCGACCCGGAAAAAGGGCGTGTTCGAGGTGCCGGAAGGTGCCGCGATCACGCTGAAACATGGCGAGACCTTCGGCATGGATGTCGACGGCCGCCTGAACAAGGGGCTGTTCGAGGATCTGGATGCAGCCGCCAAGGCCGAGAAGGCCAAGGCCGAGGATGCCGAGGATACCGCTTCCGACGGGGAAGCGGAGGGCGAGGCATGAACCCCGTGTTCGCGGCAGACACTGCCGCGATCTTCGACGATGCCCTGGCGGTGGACGCGGAGTACCAGCCAGCGGATGGCGATCCGATCGCCATCCGCTGCATCTTGTCCATGCCCGACGATGTGATTTCGGCCGGACTTTCGCAGGTGGTCTCCGGCACCGTCATCCTGCTGGTGCCGGTGGCACAGGTCCCCGACCCACAGGACGGCGACACGATCGAGACGCCGCATGGCAATTTCGTGGTCAACGGCCGACCGCGCCGCCCCGGCCAGCGCCTGTTCTGGCGCATCGAGGGCGTGGAGGAGGCCCGCGAATGACGCTGAACATCCGCGCCGAGCTGGAGGGCGATTTCCAGAAATGGAGCCAGCAGGAATATCTGCGGGCCGAACGGGCGGTGACGCGGGGGATCGCCGGGGCGACATCGTCGCTGAAGGCGGCCTGGCGGGCGGATGTCGCGTCCACACTGGGCGGCAGGCTGGGCAATGCTGTGCGGTCGGAGGTCTATCCGAAAGGCCAGCCCTCGGCCAAGGCGGCCGGGCTGGTCTGGACCAAATCCCCGGACATCATCGGCGCGCATGAGCGCGGCGCAGTGATCCGGTCGCCCAGCGGATTCTGGCTGGCCATCCCGTTGCCCGCGGCGGGGCGCGGACCGGGCAACCGGCGGCTGTCGCCGGGCGAATGGGAAAAACGCACCGGCCGCCGTCTGCGGTTTGTCTATCGCGGTGGTCGCCGGGCGTTGCTGGTGGACGATGGCACCCCCCGTGCGGGCAGTGGGATGATGAGCCGGATGGGCCGCAGTGGCCTGTCGCGCACGGTCCGCGTCAGGACGTTCCGCAACCGCACCGTGCCGATTTTCGCGCTGGTGCCGCAGGTCAAACTGCCCAAACGGCTGAATCTGATGCAGCTGGCACAGCAGGTCGGGGCGTCCCTGCCCGCCCGCATCGCCGGGTCCTGGGAGGGCTGAATGCCGACAAAAAGCGAGGATGTTCTGGCCGCCCTGGCCGCCCTGCTTGCGGCGGCATCCGTGCCGGTGCAACGCAATATCCCGATCCCTGTCGAAATCCCGCTGGGCGGCCTGATCATCCTGCGCGACGGGGAACCGGGCGACCCCGAGGTCACGATGTCGCCCCTGACCTATGAATATCTGCACCGCGCCACGATCGAGGTGTTCGTGCAGAAAAAGGCGGGGCGCGAGGCTGTTTTCGACGGGATCAAGGCGGCGATCGGCACGGCCGTCGCCGGGGATCGCAGCCTGGGCGGCCGTTGCCTCTGGGTCGAGGCGCAGGCCCCGGTTGCCGCCGCCCTGCCCTTCGATGGCGCAGCCCCGGTCCTGTCGGCCGAGATCGGGGTGATCCTGCAGTATCTAACGACCGATCCGCTGGCCTGACCGGCGATCCATCCACCTGAAAGGAGATTTCCATGGCACGAGCCTCTGGCGCGCGGGCGCAGATGTTGCTGGCATTCGAATCCGTCTATGGCACGGCACCGGGCAGCGGCTATTCCCGCATTCCGTTCGCATCGACCAATCTGGGCGAGGCGCAGGGCCTGATCGACAACGAACTGCTGGGCTATGGGCGCGAGCCGCTGGCCCCGTCGCGGGACGTGATCACCGTCGACGGCGACCTGGTGCTGCCGGTCGACGTTCATGCCGCCGGGTTCTGGCTGAAAGCACTGCTGGGCGCACCCACCACCACCGGGACCACGCCCAAGGTGCATACGTTCAATTCGGGGGCCACCAGCCTGCCGTCGCTGGCGCTGGAAAAGGGCCTGCCCGAGGTGCCGACCTATGAGATGTTCACCGGTTGCGTGGTCGACAAGATCGCGTTCAACCAGCAGCGGCGGGGCCCGTTGCAGATGACCGCCACGGTGATCGGTCAGGGCATGGCCCGCGCCACCTCCAGCGGCGCGGGCAGCCCCGCCGACATCACCGTCAACCGGTTCAGCCATTTCCAGGGTGCGATCAAACGCAACACGGTGGCGCTGGGGTCGATCGTGTCGACGGAATTCACCTATTCCAACAACCTGGACCGGGTCGAGGTGATCCGGGCCGATGGCAAGATCGACGGGCTCGACCCCGGCATTGCCTCGCTGGGCGGCAATCTGGTGGCCCGGCTGGCCGATACCACGCTGCTGGATCAGGCCAGCAACGGCACCACCTGCGACCTGGAATTCAGCTGGACCATCAGCGCCAACCTGAAACTGGTGATCACCGCACATGAGGTACACCTGCCGCGCCCGAAAACCGAGGTGTCGGGTCCGGGCGGGATCCAGTGTACATTCGCCTGGCAGGGGGCCAAGGCCGTCAGCCCGGCGCGGGCGATGACGGCCGTGCTGACCAATGCGGTGGCGAGCTACTGATGATCAGGCTCAATCTGGCGCAGAACGCCGAATGGATCGACCTCGGCGATGGCGTCGAGGTGCTGAACCGCCCCGTCACGACGCTGATGATCGCCGCCGCGCGCGAAAGCGCAGCGGTGCAGGCCGTGCCCGACGAGGCGGGCACGGATCACAGGATCGCCGTGCTGACGGCGGCAATCGGGGCGCTGGCGATCGAGGACTGGCGCGGCATCGCGCTGGAGGACGGGGAGACACCTGCCCCGGTGACGCCCGAGGCTATCGCCGCCCTGATGGCGATCTATCCGGTCAGCCGCGCCTATTATGCCAAGGCCATTGCGCCCGCGCTGGTGCTGGTGGCGGAAAAAAACGTCTCATCGCCCTCGCCGAATGGCACTACGGCGGCGGCGATGACTATTGCGGCGCCTGCGACGGCATCTGCCCCGAGTGCCCGCGCCAGGAACACCGCCCCGAAACACTAGAGGGCTACAGCCTCTGGCAGCTGGTGCTGCGGCTGGGGGGGCAGACACGGATCGCCGCCGGTTTCGGCGGCGCGGTCATCATCGGCTGGGACATGACGGCGGCATTGGCATTGGGGGAGGCGATGGGCCTGCCCCGGCTGCTGCTGGCCGATGTGCTGCCGGACATCGAGGCGACCATGGTGAAAAAACTGCGCGAGAGGGAGACGGCGAGTGACTGAAAAACAGATGTCGGTCCGTCTGGTGGCCACCGGCGCGCAGCAGGTCAAGGCCGAGCTGATGGATGTCGGCAACACCGGCCAGCGCGCATTCGGCCAGATGGAGCGGTCGAGCCGCGCCACCGGCTATGCGATGCAGAATGCGTCCTATCAGCTGGGTGATTTTTTCGTGCAGGTCGAATCCGGCACGCCGATCATGCGCGCCGCCGCGCAGCAATTGCCGCAGATGCTGGGCAGTTTTGGCATGTGGGGCGCGGTCGCGGGCGCCGCCATCCCGATCGGGGTGTTGCTCTGGCAGACCATCCAGCGGATTGGCGACGAATCGGGCCAGTCGGCCGTGGAGGTCAAGGCGCTGGCCGCGGCTGTGGAGGCGGTGGAAAAAGCCTCCAGCGCCAGTCAGTCCAAAATCGACCAGCTGCGATTCGGCGTCGACGAGGATTACCAGGTCGACCTGCTGCGCGAGCAGATCCGGTTGCGCGATCAGTACAACATCAAAGTTGGTCAGCTGAACGGCTATCTGGCAACAACGACGGATTCCGTAGATCGCCAGCGCGTGACGACGGCTGAGCTGCGGCGCGAGATCGAAAATGTTGCGGCGGCCTATAACACGAATGTCGAGCTGCTGCGAGAGCAGGAGGATCGCGCGGTCCAGCTGGCGATCCTCGAAGGGATCAAGACGCAGCGGGCGAATGAGGAGGCGGCGGCCCGCGCCGCATCTGCCGACGAGGCGGCCCGGCAGGAGCGGGCCATGGTTCAGGCCTATGAGGTCTATGCCTCGACACGGGTCGAGGCCGACCTGCTGGCTGCGGCGGCCGAGGCCGCGGGTGTCTCGGCCGCCGATCTTTCTCATATAGATTTCGGCAATCTGGCCGCTGCGTCCTCCTATGCACTGCAACTGGCGGCCAATCTTGGGATTTCGCTGGATGTAGCGACCCGCCTGGCGGCACTGGGGCCGCAGGGGATAAACACGAACCCGGACCCCAGCGGTCAGGTCTACAGCGGTCGCGGCGGTGACCCCAGGCAACAGGGTGGGTCCTTTCTAGATTGGCAGACCCGCGAAGCAACAGCCTGGCTGGCCGCCTGGAAGCCGCCGACAAAGGGCGGCGGCAAGGGCGGATCCGGTGGCGGTGTCGACAAGACCAGGCAGGATGCGCTGCGCGAAGCGGAGCGGCTGTTCGACCAGACCCGGACCAAGGCGGAACAGTTCGCCGAGGAGGAGGCGCGGATCAACCAGCTGTTCAAGGACGGCTATATCGACGCGGACCTGCATGCGCGCGGGCTGGACATGCTGGGCGAGAGATACCTGGGCCTGACCTCCGCCGCCGCCGCCTTCGAGGATATCCAGGCCGATCTGAAGGAAGCGATTCTGGATTTCGCGGGCGGGGCCGAAGGAGCGTTCGACCAGGTCACAAAATCCATCGAGCGCATGGTGTTCCAGGCGGTGCTGTTCGGAGAGGGCCCGTTCGGGGAATGGTTCGGCGGCGGCGCGCTTGGATGGCTGACCAAGGGCCTCGGTCTGCCGAGTTTCGACGGCGGCGGTTGGACGGGCGACGGTGCCCGCACCGGGGGCCTGGACGGCAAGGGCGGCTATCTGGCGATGCTGCACCCGCGTGAACACGTCATCGACATGACGCGGCAGCAGGCTGGCGCGGCCAATACGAACCGGGGGCCGCGCACAACGGTGCAGGTGATCAACATGGGTGGCCAGGCGGTCGAGGAGGAGCGCAGCACCGGCCCCGACGGGGATGAGATGGTGCGGGTGATCGTCGGCCGTCAGCTGAGCCGGGGCGATCACGACAAGGCGCTGTCGGCCCGGACGGGCGGCAAACCGCGGATGGTGCGGCGATGACGCTGGCCCCCGTCTGGCCCGCCGGTCTGCGCCAACTGCCGCGCCGGGGCACGTTCAACGGCGGACCGCTGGATTTCCGGCGCAGGTTCACGCCGGACCGGGGCGACAACATCCTGCGGCGGGGCACCACGGCGGTGGTGATGTCCTATGACGGCGTGACGTTTCCCAACCTGTCGGCGGCACAGATCGCGATGTTCGAGGCGTTCTACAGAGACGATCTGCAGGGCGGCGCGTTGCCATTCGCCTGGCGCGATCCGGTGACGGGCGAGATCTGGCTGTGGCGGATCAATGGCGACGGGCGCCTGGCCTATTCGGTTAGCCACCGGGGGGCCGATCTGCATGACCTGACCGTCAGCCTGATCCGTCGCCCCGGCGCACCGTGGTGGGGCTGGATGGTTCCTGAGGGGCGCAATGTCGCTCCGCGCGCCGCCTATGATTTCCGGCGCGGGATCTACGATCCCGGCCATGGCCCGGTCGACCGTCCTGCGGCGCTGACGTTCACCCGCGGCGGGGCTGCGCGGTATTTCGACGCCTCGGGCGTGATGCAGGTCGCCACGATCGACGTGCCGCGGTTTGACCACTGGCCCGCCACCGGCGCGCGGCGGGGGTTGATGGTCGAGCCCGCGCGCGCGAATTACGCGACGCAGAGTCAGAGTTTCGGCGGCGCGAACTGGACCGCCACCGGGGTGAGCGTCAACGCCACAGCCGCTGCGGGCCCGGACGGATCCATGACCGCCGCACTGGTGGCCAATACGGCTGGCGCCACGGCCCTGATCAGCCGCACGATGACGGTCCCCGCCCATAGCGTCGGTCAGCAGTATTTCGCCAGCATCTATGTCCGCCCCGTGGCCCCCAACACCAAATGCACCCTCAACTGCTACTGGACCGGGCAGGCCGAGGACAATGTCACATTCGACACCGCCACCGGGGCGGTGACGGGGGCACCCGTGCCCGCGGATGTGCTGTTCGAGCCTGCGGGCGGCGGCTGGTGGCGCATCGGCTACCGGATGACCGGGGACGCCAGCGGCGCCAGCCCGTCGATCGCGTTCCGGCTCTGGCCCTCGGGTCGCTCGGTAACATCAGGCGATTGCCATATCTGGGGGGGCCAGCTGGAGCCGTGGCAGGGATTCGTGCCGTCCAGTTACGTCCCAACCACGACCGGCGCGGTCGCCCGCGCGGCTGAGGCGGCCGCCCTGGTTGCGGCGCACGGGGCCTGCGACGCGCGGGTGATCTACGACGACGGCTCGGTCCAGACCCTGCTGGCCCAGACGCTGGCTGCGGGCTGGTGGCCGACGATGGTGCGCCCGCACATCGCCGGGATTGCGATTTTCGTGGCAGGAGCCCTGGCATGAGCAGGATCATCGCCCCCGCCGTCCGGCGACAACTGGAGACTGCGGATGCGCCCGAGGATCTGCTGGCGTTCATGACGATCCGACACTATTCGCTGCCGGTGCCGATCCGGGTGGTGAGCGACGTGATGGATCACCGGCTGGGCGGCCTGATCTATGCCGGGGTGCCGTTCGGGTTTCGACAACTGACCGATGGCGAGACCGGGCCCCGCAGCCAGATCGTGGTGCAGGCGGTGGATCGTCGCCTGACCCGTGCGCTGCTGGCGACCGAAGCGCGGGCGACCGTGTCCTTGCAGCTGCATTCGACGGCGGATTTCGACCTGTCGCAGGACCCGCGCGAAGAGATCGGCACCTCGACCCCGGTCTATGGCTGGCAGAATTTCGACCTGGTCAATGTCGAGGGCACGGCGGCCGAGATGTCGGGCGATATCGAACTGACCGATTTCACGGTCGAGCCATGGCCCAGCCTGCGCGCCACCCAGAACCTGCTGCCGGGTCTCTTCAGATGATCCGTCCGTGGTGGGGAGAGTATGTCGGCCTGCCGTTCGTGGATGGCGGCCGGGGGGCGAACGGGGTGGATTGCTGGGGGCTGGTGC